AGTCAATTGCAATAAACTCAATTGCTTTAGCTGGGAGGATTTTGATCTTAGCATACAAGATGTTTTGATCAACCAAGTCAGGTGTTGTAGTTGTAGAATCAAGCACAACCTTATAATCAGTCAAGCCCATGCGACTCTTAACACCGTCTAGAAACGGCCTGACTTGGCCCAAAAACCTGTTCCAAGTTGCTTGAACATTCTGATCGAATAGCAGCTCTGCAGCAATGCGAGAGACCCGCTTTTTAATATGTATTAACAATCTTCTTACATTGATTCTATCCAAAGCTGATTGTGATTGTTGCAGGGTTTTTTGGCCAAAGATAACAATACCTTCTGCAGGGAATTTAGCTATAGGATTAATATTCTGCTCATATAGGGCATCCCTCTCCTTTGAGGAAAGGTGCTCGGTAACGTTCAGCACCGGAAGCCCTGCGTTGCCGCGGTCGAGACCACCTCGATTAAAGCCAGCTGGTGCAAACCAGACCTCGTTCCTCTCTTCAGTATAGCTAAATACTCCAAGCGCGACGACGGATGGCGGTACCCACACTTGAGCATCACTGATTGTATCAGCAATTTTTACCCATGGATAATATGCACAACCATAACTAGAATTTAATCTTCTATCTTTAAGAGTCTTAGCAGATGCTTTTGCTGTAGTGCCAAGCCTTTGTTTAAAGCTAGTTCTTCTCTTTTGTGAAGGTGGAATATATACATTTGGTAAGTCAATGATTGCAAGAGTATCTGCCCGCGCTTCGGCGACAGAAACCAGCTTACTAGTCAACTTAGTTTCGGTAATCCCAGGCATTGTTAAAACATTACACTCTACAACTTCAGGATCCTTAACTGATAAGATCGCTCGTTCGACTGAAGCATAAGCGTAGTTATTTTCTGCTCTTTTGACTTCTCCGCCTTGATTAAGAACACGATTATTGAATGGGTCCGCTTCCATTATATTAACGCCGTCGGATCCGCCAACAAATGGCACCATAAATTGATTAATATCAAGCCTCGTTAAATCAATAGCACCAGAAGTGGCTGTGAACGACCTTCTAGGAGCAGAGGTGTCGGCC